TGCATTTTTAGACTTTGAAGTACAGAAGAGAGTTTGGAATACTCCTAGATTAACGAAAACAACTGAAGAAATGGGGAGACTACGCCAAGTATTCAGACTGGCTATCCAAGTTCTTGAGAAAGAAGCAGACTATGAAGTAGTCAAATCTGTTTTAATGCAAGGAATACAGGAGGAAGGAGAATGATTAAGAAAGGAGATTTAACGGTAATTGATAGAATTACTTATTCAGTAATTCGTATTGAAGAAGGAATGGCTCATCTAAAGGATGTTGTAAATCCGCAAGGTCGGCCAAGAAAAATGAAAGTGGAATTAGTCCCATACTTCAGCGAAGAAGGAGAATTCATTGTTCCCGAAAAACCAACTTTACCTAAGTTTAATCGTTCTGGAAAACTCTCACTAAGGGCTATGGTTAAGGAATATACTGATATGCCTATTTCAAGAGATTTTATTGCTTTTCTTAAATTGTGGATGGAAGGAGCAATTGAAGATTTAGTCGTTGCTGCTGAAGAAAATGCTGAAGAACGTGGACATAAGACAATTACTCCTGCTCATTTTTATTGGTGGGAAATGCATCCTACTCAAGACCCTAATGGTTATTGGCCCGATAATTCAAAGTATTTGGAGGACTTGTAATGTTTAGTAAAGATATGCTATGTGGTATTATCCTCTCATCAACAAAGATGGACTTAAACATTGTTTCTTCTGATGCTTCTTCTATCGGTTATAGAGTTCGTTTAAGATTAAATATTCGGGCCGATGCTGAATTTCTTTTAGCGGTTCAGCGTAGTCTGTTACAACATGGTATTGAAACTACATATCGTTCAGAAGAACATTCTACGAGACGTAAGCCTATTCTAAGAATTGGTGGAATCAAGAACTTATATCTTCTAAAGTCAATAGTGAATCCTAATCTCCCACATTCAAAGGGAGAATGGCATTCATTTCTAGAATGCGTAGATATAATTTCAGAAAAGAAACATCTAACCTTAGAAGGTATGGAAAGATTATTTGAAATAAAAGGTGTAGTATAATGGGATTAACAAATATGAAAAAGAATAGACCAATACTTCTAACAGGAAAAACAGGAACAGGTAAATCTACAAAGGCAAAGACGTTTGTAAATAATCCTATTATTGTTTATGCTAATGAAATGGGAATCAAAGATGTATTCTCAATTCCAATTGATGACGGAATCATTATCGAAGACGTTCATCATAAAGCAAAGAAAGAAGAAGTGTTGTTCGTTATTAGAAATTACAAAGGACAAATTGTTCTGACTTCTATTAACGAAAAAGATGTTCCGAAGGAAATCAAAAACCTGTGTCAAATCAAAAGAGCAGGAGGTAAAAATTATTTAAGGGAGTCTATTAAGAATAAAGCCCCTAGAAGCGAAGAACCAGTTCTTTACAAGAGAGACACTTATTCTCTTGTGAGGGAGTATCTTAAGCAAACTGATAGGGATTTAATGGCTGAATTATTAGTTTACAATAAACCTCCCGATGTTCAGATTCTTTCATGGTTGTGTGAAAACGTACATCCTAATAAATTGGTTTTCATTGATAGTGTGGTAAAGAGAAGATGGAGTCAAAGATATTTTTATGAAATGTTGGCGTATAGACATGATGGTTTAAACTATGGCAGATTGAAAATGCCTCAACGTAAATCTTATTCTAAGAAACCATACTTAGCAAGAAAACTGGGCATTAGTAATTCTAACGTAAATATTTTGAAGCAATTGCTAAATGATGAAGGCTTTGCTAAATATGTAAGAAACAAACTTAACAATGCTGATTCTAGACTATTGGGCCTAAAAGAAAAAGAAAGAAGAACAAAAAGAACTCCTACCAGAATAGAGGTAAGAAGTTTAACGGATTATTTTAATGGTGAATAAAATGGTAAATAGTGCATATCTAGTGTTTGATGAAATGTTAATAGTTGGCTTTGGTCTTTCTTTTAAAAAGGTTAAAGAACTTAAAAGGAAAAGAAAAAATCTTCCCAAAAATTTCATGCAAATGAAAATATGGAAAGTCTTAACAGAAGAACAGTTTAATTTATTATATACTGTTCTTCATAATGAATCCCTTGATATATTTATCAAGTTGGCTATTCTTATGAATGAAGAATGGCAACAAACTGTTGGTAGGTATAATAGAAATAAAAAATATAGGGAATTCTATAAGACAGAAGAAGGAAGAAAAAAAGCAGCCGCTTACAGTAAAAAATACCGTGATAAGAATAAAGATAAAATTAAGGAAAGAGATAGAAAGTATTATCTTAAAAATAAAGATAAAATCAATAAAAGAAAAAAGAATGCGAGAAAAAATAAAGAGTGATAAATATGTTATGGACAGAAAAATATAGACCAAAAGGAATAGGCGACATTGTAGGACAAGAACATTTTACAATGGATGCTGAATTATGGATTGAAGAAAAAGATATGCCAAATCTTCTCTTTTATGGAAGAGCAGGTACAGGTAAAACAGGTGCGGGATTAGCACTAGCATATTCTATCTTAGGAAAAGATGCAGTAGATAATTTCTTTGAGATTAACGCATCTGATGATAGGAAACTTGAAACTGTAAGAACACTTATCAAACAAATAGCACAAACAGGTACTATTGGTGGTGTTCCGTTTAAGATTCTATTACTGGATGAAATGGAAGGAATGACAAATGATGCTCAGAATGCTCTAAAGAGAATCATGGAGCGTTATGCGAATAACATTCGTTTTATCATTACTTGTAATAATAAAAATAAAATCATTCACCCTATCCAAAGTAGATGTGCTAATTATCATTTTAAGCCTTTATCCAATGACCGAATATTGGAAGTTGTGAAGGATATTCTTCAACGTGAACAAATAACTGGATTCGATGATAATGAATTGAGTTCCTTTATAGCCACTCTAAACGGTGATTTAAGGAGAGCGATAACCGAGATACAGGCCGCAAAATACTCAAACATTTCACTAAAGAAGCAAAGTGAAATTTCATTAGAAGAATATGTAAAAATAATTAATTTGATAAATAATAAAGATACAACAGTTCTTTCTATACTCCATGATATGATTTATGCAGGTCGTGATATTTCAGAAATATGTATTGGATTACACGATGCGGTAATAAACATGAATGGGTTAGATAGTAATGTTAAATTTAAATATCTAAGAACATTAGGAGAAAGTGAATATCGTTCAACAACCATGACACCGAGAGTATTAGTATCATGGTTTGTTGGGCAATTGATGTAAAGGACAAAAAAATAAAAAATGCGGAAGTGAAAAATATGCAAGAAAAATTGAAAAAAGAAATTGAAATAGGCGCAAAGATTGTTGAAATGTCTGTCGAAGAAGCGATGGACAAATTCAAAGAGATTTGTAAGGAAAACACAACAAGCGAGGATTCTCAAATCGCTCTCGCTCTATGGCGTGGATATGTTGGAAATGTTCAACGTATGAAGAAAGTAAGCAATAACTCTTCTAATACTGGAAGTAATTCTTTAGTAAAGAAGGCATTTGGTTTCTTCGTTGCTTTAGAAGCACCAAGAGATATGATGAGTTGGAATCGTAATCGAGCAAAAGAGGAATATCTTCGTGATGCTGATAGAGCATTAGAAGATGGTCATGTTGCCGTTGCTACTCAAAATGATGATAATACGTGGACTGTTGCCCGTTATCATAATAATGAATATGAAGAGAAGAAAGTTTCATCTTTGCCCGATGGTGCAGAAGAAACAGAAGATGGTTCTACCATTATTCCTCTTGATAATCAACCAACATATATGTCTGGTGCAAAGAACCGAAACTACGGAAAACCTTTGCCTTTGGAACAATTCCGAAGAACTGGTATTTTCTATGGTTCTTTAGAAGGCGGAGAAATGGCGACTTATATGTTTTCATATAAGAATCAACCTGCCGTTGATTTTGCTCCTAATTGTTATGAATGGGTTCATTTCCTTTGTATTCCTAGTGATGATGGTTCTGCAATCTATGGTATGACAACCACGACTTTGAAGAGTCTTATGCTCAATACTGAAGTAGACCCAGAAGGCGACGATTATCGAGATATGTCAAGTTTTGACTTTGAATCCTGTTTAGCGACAAATTTCAAGAGTCATCTTGTTCCTCTTTCAAATGTTGATAGAGCGCACATTGAACGACAAACTCTACCTGCAAGAGAGCGATTTATTATTACAGATGGTTCTGTTGATAGTATTACTATGACCGCTACTGCGAATGGTAATCGAATTATTAACATTAGCGACCTTTCTGCTGAATTTGTTGAAGATGGTGAGAATTACACAACCTGTTGGATTCCTAGCCATATTGATATTGACTTCGGAATTGCTTCTTCTGTTATTGTTGTTGGTCGAACATCACAAAGAATTGTTGATGGTGTCGCTGATGCAGTAACAATCAATGTTTCAGGATTGATGGTAACTAACCGTGTTGGTGCGCCTCCAGAAACAGTTGAAGTTGTTGAAGACGATTTAGATTGGTTTTGATTAGGTAATAATTGAAATCAAAGGATAGTGTAACAGTAGGCTGGTGATGACTGTCAAAGGGGTGCAAAGCCCTATTAAATGAGGAATTTTTATGACAACAGATTTAAAAGAAGAAAGATTCCTTTTGAAAGGCGATGCATATATCGTTGATTTAGCAAATGTTGATTTCTTAACTTGGAGAAAGAATGAGAAAGAGAACGGGACTTATTGGCTAAAGATGCATTTCCAAACAAAGGAAGCAAGATATATTTGCGATAAATATGAATTAGCAACTATCGTAATGGCATGGACAAAGATGCATGGTAAAGAATTAGATATAGATATAAATGAATTAGGTGATAGTTATGGGAATAACAGATAATACAAATAAAGATGAGAAGACAAATTTTGGACAAAAGCAAGAAGCATTTAACTCACGCTTTCGTCAAATTATGGAACAAAAAAGAAAGGATAGAAAGAGCCGAATGGTTCTTGGTGTTTGGGGAGAACCAAAGACAGGTAAAACTGGTATTGCTCTCGATTTTCCTGAACGTAAGATTTACGTTTTAGATTGGGATAGTGGTGTTGAATCCACATGGATTGAATGCCATGATGCAACAGAACGAATTGAAGTATTTGACCCAATTGTTCAAGACAAGGAAAATAAAATTGATATTACTGCGTCTGAACAAAACTCACATGACTTTATTCGTTATGTTCGAGGACAAATCGAAAATGGTGAAAAGCCTATCTTTGTGATGGATGGAGTAGATACATGGTTTGAAAAATGTATTTACAAAGTTAATCCAAACCCAACAGTTGTAACAAAGATGATGCCATATCAGTATGGCCCACGAAACAAAACTTTCTATTATTTGCTTGAAGCAATCTTTAATCTAAAGTGTGATGTAATTTATATTACTCACGAAACTGAAAAGTATGTAGATAATGTTGCTACGGGTATTCAACCTGCATGGAAGGATTGGGGCGGAAAACTAGAACAAGAGATTTATTGTTCTAAAAGAAAAGTAAAGGGTGAAATACACTTTGTTGCTGAATTAATTGGTTCAAGAACTAATGGCAACTTAGTAGGAACACGCTGGACTATTCGACAAGGAACGCCACCAAATATCGTTTGGAACGGTATTCCTGAATTGCAGGAGGGAAAGATTTGAAATTTGCAGCAAATACAAAAGAAATCACAGAAGCATTAGAAAGCATTCAAGGTAAAGGTAAATACCTAACTTCATCAGGATTCTCCAGTAATTCTATGGGTTCATATGTTTATATGAATTTAGAAGGCCGTATTCTCAATCTTTGGAATGGGGATGCAACCTTTGGAATGAATATTACATTACGAGTTTTAGGTGCAGAAGATGGAGAATTTATTTGTGATACACAAGTTATTTTACCATATCTCAAAAAATTTGGAGACATGACTTTATTTGAAGGAGAAGATTTTCTTAAGATTTCTTCTGATAATAAAACTGCATCTGTTTCAAGGGTTGTTAATCATCCAAACATGACAGTATTAACTCGACTTAATACTATGCTTGAGCATATTTCTTACGATGAAGAAATAGAAACTTTGCCTAAATTTGGTAGTTCTAATTTTGAAGGTGCTTTTACATTAGAACAATCAGTATTTGCAGATTGTATTTCATCTTGTGAATTAGCAAAGCATGGTGCATATAAGTTGGATTATGATGGAACTTCTGTTGAGTTTTCAACGGGTTCTACCGTTCAGAATAAATACAAAGAAACAATTACTCCTG